GTCCTTGGACTTCGCGTCCCGGAGCGCCGCCACCATCTCTTTCTTGCAGTCCTCAGCGGTCAGCTTGGAGCCGGTGAGGCCGCGGCTGATCTTCTCGCTGAGATACCAGCCGACGTAGTTGTTGAAGGTCTCCGGCCAGATCGCGTAGTTGAGCCCGTACGAGGCGCCGTTCGACACGTAGCGCACATAGATGGGGTCGATGTCGGCCGTCCAGGTTGTGGGGTTGTCCTGGTAGTTCAGCAGCGGCTCGCTGTACCGGTCATCGCTGCAGAGGTAGGCGAGCCGGATCAAGTCGCTCGGCTTGGTGAAGGTCCAACTGAACCCGGTCGTGTTCTCGGCGCCGGTGTGCGCGATCGAGGTCGAGAGCATGGCGAAATTCCAGAAGCCCTGCTCGAGACAGGCGGCGACGGCGCCGGGCGTCGATCCGCCGGAACCCCATGCATCGTCAAGGAGGTATCGGGCCTCTACGTCGTCGGTAAGCGCGACGAGCTTGCGCTGCCCGAGATTGAGCAGCGCATCGTTGTAGAGGCTGAGCTGGGTGATCGCCACGCGGGCTCCTTCTCGGCCGGCCGGAGCCGGCTTAGGCGGCGAGCGCCTTGCGGTAGTTCTTGATGTAGGTGAGGCCCTCGATCTTGGAGGCGAGGCCTTCCTTGATCACCACGCGGTCGGACTTGCGGATCACCCGCCAGCCACTGGCCGGGATGAACTTCACCATGAACTCGTCGTCCTCAGCGGACTTCTCCGGCACCGCTTCGACCTGGCGGACCATGTAGAAATCGATCTTCGCCCAAGTGCGGTCGGCGTCGAGCACCTTGCCGTGCGCGTACCAGGAGCGGTCCTCGCAATCGACATGGATCAGCATGCCGGGCTGCAGCCGCGCCGCGACATGCGCCCAGAAGTCCGGGCGGGTCAGGTCGTCGGGCGTCACGTTGTCGGGGACGACGCCGTGCCAGGTGACCTCGGCATATTCCGCCAGCTTGAACTTGTCGGCGCCGATCGCCGGCACGACGGCGAGGCCGGCGTAGTTCTTGGGAACGGAGGCAGTTTCCTTGACCGAGGTTTCCTTGATGGCAGCGTCGGACATGCAAAGCTCCTTGAAAGGATGCGGGCGACCCAGAATGAGCCGCCCGCTTGGTGTTCATCGCTGCGGTTAGTCGGAGTTCGACCCGCCGCCGACGGTGATGCCGTTCGAGAGATCGACCGCGCCCGGATAGGTGGACGAGACCGTGACCACGGTGTGGCCCGAGGTGAGCAGCGCCGCGTCATCGGTATCGACCTGGAGGACCCAGTCGCCGACCCGCATGCCGCGCTTGCCGCCGTCCGTGATGTAGCCGGAGGCATCCACGGTCGCGGCGTTGTCGGTGCTCCGCATGGTCCAGATCTGCAGACCAGTGCCGCCGATCGGGCCCACGAGGAGCGAGAGAGTGTCGCCGTTATAACCAGCCATTGCTGTTCTCCTTGTTTCTCGGCGTTACGCGGTCGCGGCCAGGGCCGAGCCGTCATGCCGGAAGACCACGACGCCCGCGTTCTGCAGGAGCTTCGAGCCCATGAAGATGGACTGGCGGCAGTACGAGAAATCGTGCCGCTCGTCGTAGCCGACATAGGTCTGCATTTCGGTGACGTTGGCCGCATGGCCCATCGCCGACTTGTGCCACATGAAGCACTTCTCGGACGCGGTGCCGATGCCGGGCAGCAGCGGACTGACGATCCACTTGACGCCGCCCCAGACGTACCAGCCCGGCTTGTCGTCCCAGGTGGTCTCGCCGGTGTCGATCGGCTTCTTAGTGACGAAGTCGGCCGAGCTGAACTCGGTCTGCTTCAGCATGTAGGCCTCGAAGGCCGGGGTGATAGCGGCGTAGATGTTGCCGTCGAACGGCACCTGTGCCACGCCCAGAATGGCCTTGGCGCGGAGGCAGAGGTCGGCCGACGCAGTGGTCGCGGCAAGGCCGGCGTAGTTGGTGGCGTTCGCGAGCTCGCCGAGCACGTTGTAGTCGATTTCGCGGTTGATCACCGCCATCGACGTGCGCTGCATGATCGCGTTGCCATCGCCCTGGCTGGCGAAGATGTTCCAGCCGGTGCGCTCCGGCACGTCGTGGTATTCGACGAGCGTGCAGGTGTTCTGGGTCAGCGCGTCGTCGCGGCCCGGGATGCGACCATTGAGGCCGCGGGTGACCGCGCGGGCGCCACCGGAACCGGCGTTGAGGAAGATCGCGGTCGAGCCTTTGATCTGGACTTCGGTGGTGCAGGCGTCGCGGAGGACGGACTGCTGCTGTTCGAAGGTCTCAATCGCCTCTTGGCGGTATTGAGCCTGAAAAGCGGAATTGGACATGAGGGAAACTCCCGTCGAGCGGTTCAGATGAACGCCGCCTCGTCGGGGTGCTGGCCTTGGCCGTCAGGGTTGCCCTTTGCAGGGGTCTGGCTCGGCGGGCCGGTGCCGCGTGGTTGGCCTGTGAATGACTCAGGCTTGGGCCGGGAGCCTGGCGAACCAGGGCCGGGGTCAAGCTGACGGTGGCAATAATGTCACAGGTGTTGTGTTTTGGCAACTATGGAATTTCGGAGCGCCAGCCCTGATATTCGGGCGGGGCTATTCCCGCAACCTATGGAGGATTCTATGCGCGTCGTTACCGCTCTGGCGTTGCTCATGCTTGCAGGACCGGCGCTCGCGGATGACGCGGACGAGCCGTCCAACGATTCGCTCTACGGCCCGCAGCCCGGCACCGTGTACAGCGACGGCTCGATCGAGGGCGGCGGCGGGTCGCTGAAGGGCGATACCGACGGCGACGGGCAGTTGTCCGACGAGGAAGACGCAGCCGAACACCCGGCCTATGGCCCCTCGGCATCGAGCATGGCCGAGAGCGCGGACGGCGAGCGCCACGGATCGATGGGGCATGGCGGCAAGCCCCAGAGCGCCAGCAAGAGCGGAGGATCGGGGACATCCGGGTCGCCTCACGGCAGCAGCAATGGCGGTGGCTCGTCCGGCAGCGGCAGGCAGGCCGGCGACGGTCCCGGCGGCAAGTAATGGCGACCGGCAAGGGAACGCTCGGTCAGTTTTCGTCCCATGCCGGCGATGCAGGCAGGGAAGCGGTGCTCGACATGGAGCTGGGCGGGCACCGCATCCTTGTGAAATGCGATTTCGCGAAGCTATGCCTCGTCCACCAGCAGCTTGGCGACACCATCCGCGAGATGGTCAGGAATCAGGAGAAGATCGAATCCAAGTAATTGCCGGCCGCGGGACGGTGAAAGGTCGAGATGCCTTCCCCGCCGGCTGTCGGGTTGTTTCCTGAAACGCGGCAATCGCCGACCACACCGCGTCCGCTCCCCCGGTTGCCCGGCGCCAGCGGCAGGCGTCAGAACCCTTGGTGCGCCCCGCATCGCATGCAGAGCACGCCCTTGAACCGCCCATCCTTGTGCGCCACGATCTTGAAGACGTCGCAGCCGCAGTTGCAGGTCCATTCCATCTCGTCCTCTGCGGGGTTGCCGCCGACTGATCCGCGCATGACGCCCTGCGCATTCCCGCACTTCTGGCACTCCAGCCAGGCGGTCCCGACTGGGACGACCGCCTGCCATTCATGCTGGCAGATCAAACACTTGGCCCTGCCATTGAGAAACGGGCCGGCCGGCTTGACCAGCGTGACGACGTCGCCCATCTAGATCAGCCTCCAGGCATAGAGCAGGCGGCGAAGCCATGACGCGCCAGACGCCAGCGGCCTCCGGGTCGGCGGTGACGCGCCGGGCCTGCTCACGCCGCCCGCCCGCCCTGCTTCGCCTTGAAGTCCAGCAGCTCGCGCTCCCGGGCCTTGGCGGTCGTGTTCTTGTGCCAGGCCGCCAGGTTCTCCTTGCGCATCTTCGCGAACGAGGCCAACTCCTCGTCGACCGACTGCATGACGTTGCCGCCGCCACCGCGGGGAACGATGCCGGTCGGGTTGATCTGGCGCGCCCATTGCGCCAGCCCGCGGAGCACATCGATGTTGTTCAGCGCCACGTCGCCGTTCGGCAGCACCGCCTCGCCGAGCAGCTTGCCGACGCCGTTCGGCAGCGTGGTCATGAGGTTCGCGATCGAGGTGATGGTCGGCCGGTATTCCCTGCCCCATTCCTGATTGAGGGCATCGGTCGTCTCGGTCTTCAGTCGCGTCTGGTTGGTGACGAAATCCGCCGCCGCCTGCTCCTGCGCGGCATAGTG